AAAAGTCCTCTCCATAATCTTTAAACCATTTATCTAATTTTATGTTTTGTTCTCCATCTATCCAGCTTCTAAGCTCTGTTCCTATTTCTTCTAATGACATAGGTATTTCTGGAACTGTAGTACATAATCCATTCGGTCACGGGTGGTCAAGGGGTAAATCCTTGACCATAAACACCTCCCCGTTTCTATCACTGCATATCGGACATGTTCTACCATGAATATTAGAACTAATCCACCTAATACCTTCAACATAAGGATTTTTTTCGCAACTTCTCTTTTGAGCTTGTTGAAAAGCGTGATTAACAGCAGTTCTAGCTAATCTTTGAGCATTATAATCTACAGATTTACTAGCATTAGGATATACATTTGACCAATCCCAAGGCTTACTAGCTTTTGGATTAACATATATTTCTAAATCTTTAGCTATTTCATATGTACTTTTCTTATTAGCAATACCTTCTGAAATTATATAATCAATATCTTTATCAAACTTCTTTGTATATTGCCATATTCTTTCAGATAAGCCTTTACGGTCTTTGTATACTTTACCGAACAGTATTTCATCCATAGCAGCTTTAGGTATCTTAGAAAACATACTTGAAAAAGTATCCTTCATATTCAAGTTGTATTTATCATTAATAGATATAAAAAAATCTAGCTGGACATTGTTAGCTAGTTCACTTGATTCCTTTATATTCTTTTTAATAATCTTTCCAACTTGCCTATGAATACTTACTATTTCCTTCTCAAGTTCCCTTTTAAGTTCTTCTAAATATCTTTCTGATAAAGTATTAGGATTAACTTTAGAAAGCTTTTTAGATACGTTTAAATACATATCATTGTATATCTGTTTTATTTGTTTTTCTTGTTTCCTAGCTAACTTAAGCTTCTTACGTTGAGCTTCTTCGCATAGCTTAAGATAATCTTTAGATGCCATATTCTATTCACTTTCTATAAAGTAATCTTTTTATTTTTCCATTTTTTATAAGCATCAAAATAAACTTCGTTCTTATCTCCGTTGTAAGTTATCTCATAATACATTCCATCACTAACAATAGTAGATAATAAAGCCTTGTTATTTTGAAGTATTTTGCAATTCCATACAACGAATACATCATCTGTAGTTAATTCAAAATTATCGGTTTTATCACACTCATTATTAAAGTATTTAACTATTTCTTCTTTGCATATATCTATAAATTTATTCGTTTCCATTATTCATCATCTCCTAAATCAGTTTCAAATTGACTATAACTATCTTCTAACATCTGCTTTTCTAATTGTATTTGCTTTAACTCTTCATCTGCTACATCACCTGGTACATTATGCCACTTTTCTATATACTTTTTTCTACTCATTACTTGTGTATTTACTTGTTGCATATCATTTGCCATTTCCTCATATTCATCGCTTGGTAATGGATATTGATTTTGCACTATTATTTCTACATCTTCAATATCTATATTAGGTAAATCACCTATTTTATATATTCTAGACATTTCTATAATAGCTTCTACCATCCATTCAAGCATTGGTATCCATGAAGTCATCTTTTCCTCTATGCACGAAGTGAATTGTTGATATATAGCTTTTATAGCTTTAGCACTTGTAAGAGATTTTAAATCATCTGTATTAAGTTTCGGTATAGATAAACTATCATACATATCAGTTAATATTCTATCTAATGCATTCTCTATTCTTTGATCATATGCAAAATCAGAACCTATAGTATTTACTTCTGCTTTATCACCCTCACCTGCTTGTTTATCTTTTTCTAAATTCCAAACAGATCCAGCTTTATAACTTATCTTCGGCTTGCCATCATCCTCCATTATAGAGTCATCATCAACATTAAGCATATATATAATCCTGTTCATACCTTTTATAATAGTATCTATATCTTCGCTAGTAAGTTGGTTATATGCCTTTTGATTCTCTATTAATGGTTTTACATCTGATTTTCCTTTTGTATCTCCTGTTAAAGCATCATTCATTATCACATAGCATGGTATAAAAGGTAATTTGGTATTTTCATTATCTTTTATAATTTTTATTACCTTGCCGGTTCCATCATATATTGCTTCATCTACATAACAATAATCTTTACTCATATAATACTTTTGCTTCCAAAATCGTTGATTTTCTCTAGATATATTTTCTTCTAACTGATAACAAAATATAATTTGTTCTAATTCTTTGACATTATCTATCTTAGGAATATGTACAAATTCTAAAGAAGGAATAAAAGCTATTTCAATCTTATTAGTGACTTTATTAGCAACTAGCTTAAGAGCTATTCTTTTACCAATTAGAAAATCTTTAGTAGCTTTTATAATATCATTGTTAAAAAGGTTATTTTTCAATGTCCGCTTTAGATATTTATTAAGCTTTTTTTCTACTTCTTCATTACCTTCAACATTAATATTAAAATAAGGAGGTTTAGAAAACATAAATCTAGCTTCTTCATCTATTAACTTTTTAATATAATTAGTATCTTTTTCTGTAGCCACATAATCAGTAGCACTTTTAATCCAATCCAGTTCTTCGCCTTCATAATACTTGTAGTAATTAATTATTTCATTCATTTCTTCAAGTCTGTCTTTAGGAAATAATCCTTGGAGCTCCATATTTATAATATTATTTGCAGCTATTATATTCATACCATCACCTCCTATCTATTTAATGTCCTTTTAGATTTACCTTTATTTCCTACGATAGTCATACAATAGTATCTTATCTGGTCCATACTATGGTCATGTTCTTTAACTGGTTTATCTTCACCTTTTTTACAAGCTTCATCATCCCAGATATAAGAGCTAAATTCTTTAAATGTATCATAACAGCTTTCATCAAAGAATATTTTTAATTCAGTTAATAAACTAGCTACTAATCTTATTCCATCAAGTACACTATTCTTAGCTTTAATAACTTTAAATCCATCTTTAATTAGTTGAGCTTTAAATGATGCAGCTGATGGATCTAGTATTACATATTTAATTTTATAATCTTTAGTAAATTCTTTTAAATCTTTCGAATATTCTAAGTCTGTCTTTTGTACTCCTGTTGTCCTGCCACTATAATAATACTCTTTTATCATAACGTGCTTATTATCCAATGTTTTCCCCCATAAACCAAATGAAGTAGGGTTTTGTGTACCATAGTCGCAAGATACATAGTATTCTTTATATTGATAATCAGAAGCTTTAACAACGTGCTTTTCTTTATCAAACATCGAATATATAATACCTTCTGCAACTACCCATAGACCTAATATATAACGTTTATAAAATATTCCAGAATACATACCTGCGTATCTTTTCTTAATCTTTTCTGATAATGATAAGTTATCATCCATAGTAAAATGCAAGTATAGTATATTCTTTTCTTCTTGCTTATCTATCCAGTTAGTTTTAAACCAGTGATATGGTCCATCTGGGTTACAGTTAAACCAAAACTTTGAACCATCAACTGAGCAACGCCCAGTAGCTTGGTTAACAAACGATTCAGGCATTAATGCAACTTCATCAAAGAAACAACCAGCTAATGTTATTCCTTGGATAAGGTCTTGCGACCTTTCGTCCTTTCCTCCGAAGATATAAAAATAGTTAGTAATATCACCTTTACTAACTACCATGAGATTATCTGCTCTTTTATCTTCAACTTTATATCCTCTAGATTTAAGCATAAGCTTTAGCCAAAACAAAACATTACGCCTAAATGATCCTATTGTCTTACCACACATACCAAAACTTTGTCCATTAAAATTGCTCATAGCCCATATAGAGTATGATAATGACATTGATATAGTTTTACCACTTCTTATAGCTCCATCTGCTATAATTCCATCTTTATCACTTACAGGACTATTTGGTAACCACCATGTTAGAACTTTCTTTTGTTTCTTAGAAAATGGACTAAATTTTATAGTAGCTTTTTTTACTGTGTTACCTCTAGATGATTTCATTTTTTCTACTTTATCTTTAAGTTTTTTTATTCTATCCTTAATCATCCCAAGCATCACCTACTTGAGACTCTAAAGCTTCCATAAATCCATCATCTTC